CAGTAGCCGAACCCGTTGGGGTTCGGGACGTTGCTGGGCCGTTGTACAAAGGTGAAGGGCTCGTGAAGGGCCACGTTATCATTGGAGTACTTGAAGATGTCACACCACTCGGGAACACCGGCCCCGTTCAGCACGAGGGACGACTCGACGTGCAACTCGGACTGCATGGGGATGGAGGACATCGGGTGGACGAATCCACGGGGCATCATGTAACGAAGGTCGGCGACCTCAGTGAAGGTCAACCTGTCCGGCTCGATCCACGCCGTGTCCGAGTTGCCACTCCCCGTCGGCACAGGCCCCGGAGGCGGGGCGTCCGGGAGCGGGAAAGGCTGCGGCAGCACAGCGTTCGAGAGGGCGTTGATGGAGAGCGTGAACTCATCCCCGTAGAGGCTCTGCCGAATACCGCCCGGAGCAGGGGGCAGGAACGAGTGCGGGATAACCCAAAGGGCCTCAGCCCCACCAGGACAGGCGAACCACGGCAGGATCGGCCCCGCCGGAGCGATGTGGATCTGCATGTTGGGGGACGTGTGCGCCGGACCACCGTCATGCCCAAAGCTCGTCAAGGAGAAGAAGGGCCCCGTCACCACGCCCCTGTAGTCCACCGTCCACGTCCAGAGCGCCTGAATGTAGATGCTCAGAACGATGTCACCGCCCGGGTTCGGGGGTGGTGGGGCGGGAAGCGCCACGTTCGGGTCCGTCCGGGCGTAGATGTCAATGCGGATCACGTTGAGGGGGTTGGCTAGCATGATGTCATTCAGGCCACCGTTGTCCATGACGACACCGTCGTACAGGATCGGGTAGCCCAGCGACTGGAAGTCGATCCACACCTCGTTGGTGCCCGTGTCCTCAATGAGCACCAGCCCCGGGTAGTTCGGGGGCAAAGGCGGCAGAGGCGGGGGCGGGATCTGCGGGTCGGGCGGCGGAGCCGGGTCCACGTACCCTGCGAAGTTCTCGAACGTGTACCGCATCAAAGGGGCGACCTTCGTAAACGCATCGAGATTGGCCGTGTGCGTCGGGAACCTCGGGGGTTCGATCAAGGACTCAATCGTGCCCGTGGAATCCACCGCACCCACTGTGAGGATGCCGGAACCTCCGGGGGAACCCAGCGCCGTCGGCACCTGGACGAACATCAGGTCGTACTGGGACACGTCAGCGGTGCCCAAGTCGCCCGAGTGCGTCCAGTCTTCCACGTCAGCCTGCTCAGAGAGCAGGGTTGCGGGGGTGGACGCCAGGAAACCGGCCCCGATAGCGCCTACGACGGCCCCGTCGTTGCCAACGGCCTCGTCCGGGTAGACACCCACACCGGCTCCGTCCACGGAGATCACGAGGGGGAACGTCCCAGCCACCTCATCGAAGCGGTCTAGCTCGGTGTTCGTGGAGCGCAGGTACGGGATCTGGTAGTCGCCCGAGTCATCCTTGTCCTCACCGTTCAGGGCGGGCACACGGAGCGGATTCTGGCTCTGGTACACGAACTCCACGGGTCCACCGATAGCGGACACGGGGTCCGGCGGCTTCTGCCCGAACATTTCCTTCAGGCCGAAGAACCAGGGGTCCTTGAAGGAGGGGAGCGTCTTGTCCACGATCCGCCCGTCCTCCTTGACGTCGAAGTCGAATCCGTCCCGGAAGGTATCAAAGCCCTCCGACATGGTCTGGATCGTCTCAAACGTCACGGGGTCGGCAGGTCCTGCGTCCTGTGAGCCCAGAGGCGGCCCCACATAGACGGTGTCCCCACGCTCGACCGGGAACTGATGGAGCGGGATACCTGCGTCCGGGGCCGTCCCGATCAGGACACGGTTGGAGTTGGTGATCGGCTCCCCTGTGTTGTCCGCCAGGGTGAGCACGCACCCGTAAAGCACCTGACTTACGAACACGCCCGTCAGGACAGCCTGCCCGAAAATGTCGATGGCCTGCTGGTAGTACACTTCGTAGAGGCCGCCATCCGGCTGGCCCCAGCGGATCTGCTCACCCTCAAGGAAACCAGGCACGACCAGGTCAGGGTCACCGGAGGCGGCGTCCACAACCTCGCCCCCGAGGCCCTGTGAGAGTAGCTGTGTGTCGTCCGGGTAGCCCGTCTGCGGGTCCACGGGCACCTCACCCAGCGGGGCGGGGAACGCCACGATGCAGGGCTGTGCCATGGCAAGGGAGCCCCCGCTTTGGAACATCCCTGCGGGGATGCCGTCCGGGAAGTAGCCCCACACACGGCCACGGGCGTACCTGTTGGACAGGGATGCCGTCGAGACCCCGGTGATGTCCTCGACCACCGGGTTGTACAACTGAGCAATGGTGCTCCCTTTGCTCCGGCGGAACTCCCCGTCAATGAGCCTACCCCAAGTGTACACGCCGTTGTCGCCGTTCTCGGGGTCCGCTCCCACACCAGGGCCGGTCAGCATGAAGGCCCGTGTCAGAGTGGGGTACAGGCGGGAGAACCTGTGCTGGTCGGACATGAGGGCGAACTCGCCCTGAGCCCGTGCGAAGAACCGAGGCGGGAGCCCCGGGATGAACTTCACGTCCGGCTTGCCCGTTCGGGTCATGACGACGTCGTCCACGTCGTTCTGGACGAGCGCCCCCTGACGAACCATCAAGGCTTCCAGGTCGTCCGAGTCCGGCATCCAACCCTGGAGGACCCCGCTCACCATCGTCGTGCTCGCCGGGGAGACAACGTAGTCGTCCTCGATGAACCAGAGGTCGAGGTTCGGGTTGGCCTCGTTGAACACCTCCGACCAGACGTTTCGGGGTGTCAGAGCGCCTGTGATCGGGTTCTCGTAGCCCGGAGTCGGGACATCCTTGCCGTGGCCCACGAAGAACCGGAACTTGCCGTCCCTGTCCCCCACGAACTCACCGTTGATGGTCTCCCCAACCTGCTCAAACGCCACGATGTTGCTGTTGTAGAAGTCGAGGAACGTCCGGGCCGCCCGATCCTTGTCCATCAGGTGGCGGCGCTCTCCTGCCAGGCCCAGCCGTCCCTTCTCCCAGTTCTCATCCCCACCCGCAGGGGGCTGGATTGCTCCGCCCGCAGGACGCTTGGCCGTGATGTCATCTACCGCTTCTCCCGCCGCCTCAACCAGGAAGCTGGGCAGCGTGAGGATCCTGAAGTAGAAGGTGTCGGGGCTACGGAACGTGTAGGTCCCGGTCACCCGGCCACCGAGGAGCCCGTTGGACTCTGTGGGCAGGATCGTGTGCAGGAAGTCGGCGCTGTACCGTGGGAAGGCCACCACCCCATCCTTGAGGAAGGGCTGCAAGGTACGGACCTGTGTGTAAGACAGGGACAGGCTTTGCCCAGGCTGTAGGGCCGCCTGCATCGGGTCCAGCAGCTTTACGTTACCCGTGCTGGGCTCTATCTCGTAGTCAACCGTAGGACGCAAAGTGCGTCCTGGCTGTGTCACGCCACCGCTGCTCTCCCCATATACGACAAGCTCAGACTCCTCACTCTCCAGCAAGGCACCCAACCCCAGAATGTCTCTGGTGTCCGGGGCGTAGATGGGACGGTAGGAGAGCTTCACCGTCGGGCTGTTAGACACGTCGAACGCCGCATGGAACCCAGCGGTCACCGAAACCTTCGTGCGTGTGCCGTCATCGTTGAGGCCCACCTCCGAGATGGTGAAGGGGTAGCCCCCGATCTCAAAGATGTGGCCCGGGATGGCAAAGGACGTCAGGTCCCCGGTGAACGTGATGGCCTTCTGGCCCTTGCTGACAGGCTCAAAGGGGAACGTCACCAGGTCCACGGGGAACATGAAGCCCGCCGGAGCGGACGTGCTCACGGGAGTCTGTCCGTCCGGGTCCACGATAGTGGTCACGGGGTCCAGGGTCATCACGGAGATGACGTCGTTCGCCGGAGCCCTCGTACCTACCTCAAGCACCGTGGACGGGAAGATGTCGATCCCGGTGATGTCGTCGTCCGGCCAGTAGTCCACGGCCCGGACGTAGAAACAGTCCTCACCGAACCGGAGCAACTGTCCCGCTACGAAGTCCGCCGTCCTATCACCCCGGAGGCCGAAGCGGTCGAGGTTCTCCTTGATGAAGAAGGGCGGCCTGTAAACCGGCTTCTGGCTGGTCTCGTAGGCCCGTTCGCCGCCCTGAGCCTCGAAGACCCAGTAGGACACCATGACGTCGACGTGGGCCGGGATGGTCTGTGCCAGGAACGTGACCCGCCCCACTCCCGCCATGTTGGTCGGGAAGTCGATGATGCAGTCCTGCGTCCCGAAGTTCTGCTGCACCGGCCCCAAGTAGACGATGGGATCAATGGCCTGGAGCACCGTGTTCTGAGTGGTGTTGAAGTAGAATACCTTGTCGGACACCCGCTGGGCCGCCTCGTTGCGGACGGGGACGGGCAGGAACTCCACGACCTCGTCGCCGACCTTGCGGCCTTCCAGGTCCGCCCGCCAGTACTGCGCTTCCACGGCGCAGCCCTCGGGGACGGGGCTGTTGAAGGCGAAAGTGCCGACCTGCGGTGACAGGGACACGTCCTCACGGCCCTCCGTGATCATCCGCTCCACGAAGTAGGCCCGTGTGCCTGCCCAGGCCGTCACGTCCGCCTCTGGGAGGTTGAGGTAGCCCGTGTTGGGGTTGTACTCAGCAGCCAGGGCCGTCAGGTCAGAGGGGTCAGAGAACTCCTCCACGTACCAGACGGGCGCTGTGGCATACGACACCAGGACGTTTGACCCGAATTTCAGGAGCCCGATGTCACCGTCACTGCCTGCCGCTGTGAGGTACTCGATGCCAGAACCGCCGCCCGGGTCGGCACTAAACGAGGCCACCCCTGTCAAGAGTGCCCCGTGGTAGTAGGACTCGGTGCCCACCCGGATGGAGAACTTCTCGGTCGTGAACCTGGTCGATCCCGTGTCCGGCACCTCCAGGCTGTTGTTCGCCACGGGGCCAAGCTCCGCCTGTGTCAGAGGAGTGAGGCTCGCCGTGTTGGTCGAGGTTGCCACTGTCAGGCCGTAGCGGAGTTCGATGGGCCGCCCACTCTCCAGGGCCCCCTCCATGTTGGCCTTGAGGCGGTTGTTCACCTGGTCGGTCGGCACATCCCCCAACGGGGACAGGAGCCGCACCTGGAAGGGCTCCTCGGGGAGGTGGTTGAAGGTCTGGTACACGAAGTCCGCCGCCAGCGAGGGGTCGTACACGTCACGGGTGTAGCCCTCGTACAAGGACCAGACGACCGGGGTACTTGTCGTAGCCAGGGCCGCCGGACTCACCCGCAGGCTGGTGCCCGTCAGCACTTCGGCCACCACGTAGGACCCGGCGTTGTCCCCGGACAGCACCTTCAGGCGGTATCCAGGCTGCACGTTCGTGAAGTCCCCGTCGGGGTCTGAGAACGTGGTGCTCCCCGCCGTCATAGCGCCCTGAGCGCCCGACATGGCACGGGCTCCGAACCGTTCCACCAGGATGGCCTGCCCGGAGATGCCGTCGTCCGGGAGCACGTAATCTGTGTCTGAGTCTTGGAACACAGAGGGGCCCCCGTCGGGGGAGATCAGGAACCCACCGCCGATGCCAGGTGCGCCAAGCATCGACTCAGGCACGATGTTGCTGAACCCGAACCCGAGAACGGACGTGGACCTCTCCACGTTGCCCTCGATGGAGTCGTCATCCACCCAGTCGAACTTCCGCTGCCCGAAGCGGTGGATGATGTCGGAGTAGTGCTGGAGAGGGCGGTTCACGATGGTGACGCTCTCTCCCTCAGTGATCATGGACTGGAGGTTGAAGAACACCCCGTCATCGATCCCGGCCACGTCCTGCAAGGGCGGAGCGTCCAAGAAAAAGAACGGTGTCGCCTGGATGTTCTTTGTGAGTGTCCTGTCCTCCATCCTGTCAGATGCGGCCAGGTCCGGCGTGGCGTTCGTCCTCGCCATGTTCACCGGGCTGCGGTTGAGCCCCAAGGAGACCCCGGAGTCCGTCAGCCAGTTGGTGGTGCCGCCCTGGACACGCCAACCAGGCATGA